TAACTAAATCAGTAGTAGCCTTTGCAGCTACAGCTAGACCTTCCGTTAATCTAGTAGCAAAACCGTACTCTAACGCCTCTGCACCAGTTAACCAAGTCTCTTCGTTCATTAAAGCAGTTAAACGCTCTCTAGATAGGTTAGAGTTCTTTTCGTAGATACTTAAGATAGTCTCTTTAATCTTATCTAAAACGTCCGCTTGTTTTCTTAAGTCCTCTGCTTCTCCTCCTGCCATTGTCCACGGATTGTGAATCATAAAGAAAGCACTTTCGCTAATCTCTAACTCATCTGCCCCTAAAGCAATAACAGTAGCGATACTTGCAGCTAAAGAATTAATCTTAACAGTAACTTTATTAGGTAAACCTTTTAAGTAATTGTAAATCTCGATTCCTTCGAAAACAGAACCACCCGGAGAGTTGATATTAACTAAAACCTCTTCAGTAGGATTACCTATCATAGAAGAAAGTTCGTCTTTTAACTCTTTAGCATAGATACCCCATCCTCCGATCTCGTCGAATAAATCTACCTCTACTTGATTATTAATCTTTTGTGCTTTATACCACATACGTTGTAAAATATTATTAATTACGATTTTTAAAAATTACGTTTTTTAAATTTTTTTATAATTATTAACCCATTTGTAAACAGTAGACTCACTTACTCTATGTTTTTCAGCTAAGTCAAAATAGATATCAGAATTAGGTATGTTAGGGTTTTTAGCCTTTAACTCTTTAAAATCTGCGCATAAACAGAATCTAACTGCGTTTCTTGGCTCTATTAGTCCTTCTTCTAATAACATATTAACTTGATTAATAGTTAAACCGGTGATTGATGAGATTTGTTCTTTCATTTTTTTTTATAAAGTTGAGTTGTTTTCTATTTCTGATATTCTAGTTTGAGCCTCGTTGATCTCTACTACGGATACTGTAGGAGACATATTTATACTATTAATAGCTCTAATGATATCTAAATTTGAATTATTTGGAGCGTTAGATACATTAGGTACTCCTAAAACTCCTCCTCTAGCGAACCTTTTACCTCCTTCAGCTTCATTAATAGCAGATAAGATACCTCCGTATTTCTTAGTAGATTTCTTATTAATAACCGCTTCTCCACCTTCTAACTCTCCAAAAGGCGTTTTAATACCTCCGTTAGCGTGGCTTGGACCGTTTAAAATACCTCCTTTAGCGAACTTTTGTTGTGTTACAATAGCCGCACTGGTTATACCTTGAGCTATAATAGCAATCTTTTGAGCTGTACCTACTGTTAAACCGGCTAAACCTCCTGTAAAAAGGTTAGGTAAGAATAAAGGCGATTTTTCGTTAACCTCTACATTCATTAAAGCTTTTTGTGTATTAATAGCTATTTCAGCTAAAGCTAATGCTTTAATTAACTTACCGTTCTTTTTTCTAGACTCTTCATCTCTAGATAATAAAGATATGGTAGAACCTACTAAAGCAGCTTGAGACTCTAACCTAGCGTTATCCATCATCTTAATCTGTTCGGTAGTCATCTTTTCACTCTCTACCTTTTCATTATTAGCATCTTTAAGGTTAGCTACTTGTTTTTTAGATTCTTTTTCTAGAGCTATTGTTTGAGCTTTAGCAAACTGAACCGCTGCACTATCCTCTGCGGTAGTAGCTATATCTATAGGTCCTTTAGTGCTATCTGTTTTGGTAGATAATTTAGTTGTTATTGTTTGAGTTACATCAGTAGGTTCAACACCTCCAAATAATGACTTAACCAAATCTTGTCTTTGTTTTTGCAGTTTATTAGCCTCTTCGGTAGCCTCATTAACGTCTTCTTGAGCTGACTTTAAAGTAACTAACGACAATGTGAGGTCATTATTAGCTTTACCTTGAGCATTAGTAGTCACTATTCCAGTCTTAATATTATCTATAACTTCTGTTTGAGCATCTAGCCCTTCTTTAGCTTTAGTTATTTGTTCCTCTAAAGTAGTATTAACAAAGTCTATACCTAATCCATACTCCTCATTTAACTTAATTAAATCACTTCTTATCTCTTGCTCTTGCTCAAATACTATATTCTGTAATCTTGCTGCCTCTGTTAATTTCTCTTGAAGCTTCTCATCTTGTAACTGTAAAGCAATCTTATTAATTAACTCTTGATTAACTTGTTTAAGTCTATTAGCTATCTGTTCGTTAGTAGCTTTTTCCGCTTCTAAATTGCCTAAAAAGTCAGGATAAACACTATTTAATTCTTTTACAAGTTTCAACCTCTCTGACTCCTTAATATTAGCATCTGTTATTCTAGCTACTAATAAATTAAGCTCCATTCTCTGCTTTTGTAGCTTATCGCTACCTTTTTCAGTCTCCGTAAAGAACTTAATAACAGAAGACGATAGATTCACAAACCCTCTTATAATTTTACCTAAAAAGCTATCCGTAGTACCTAATGATACTAAAAAACTATCCCAAGCATCACCTAGATTAGATATAGCACCGCCTAATGTTTGGCTAATCTTTTGAGTAGAACCGCTAACCCCCTGCAAATCTCCTAAAGCTAGTATATAACCTTGAATCGCTTTCTCTGTAAATTTAACCTGAGTCTCTACTCCTTTAAAAGTAAACTTAACATTATCTCCTTCTTTCTTTGCCCTAATACCAAATTCTTTTAATCTCTCGAACTCTCCTACTTGAGCATCTATAATAGCCTCCGTTAATTGGTCGAATGACTTACCAGTACTATTTGCTAAATCTGCTAAGTTCTCAATTTCTGATATAGTAGGTTTGAACCCTTGATTAACTAACTTAACATAAGCATCTGTTAATTCAAGTACACTAAAGTTAGTTCTAGCGGCAAATTTTTGTATCATTTGAAAGCTCTTTTGAGCCTCTGATTTAGAGCCTAAAGCAGTCTCTAATACTGCCTCTAACTTTTCAAACTTTGAAGTAATGTTAGCTACCTCTTTACTAAATTCAACAAGTTTACTAACCGCAAAAGCACCCGCTAAAACACCTCCTACTCTTTTAAAAGCCGTAGTAACTCCTTGACCTACTCTAGTAGCTAAAGATTTAGTGTCTCTTAAAGATCTATTAAACCTTCTTATAGTAGCTTGGTTAGCTGTAATCTCTTTCTTAAGCTCTTCAAACCTTTTAGTACCTACATTAGTACCATCTAATTCCTTCTTTAATTCTTTAGTCCTTTTCTTTAAGGTTCCGAAGTCTTTTATTACTTCACCGGTATCTATATTAATACCAAAAAATATTTCCTCTCTAGCCATTAAACTATTTGTATAAATTCACACTTAACCGACTCAAAAACTCCGGCTTTATAATCTTCTACCTTATTAAGATAATAATAAACTCCGTTAATCAGCTTAGGCTTTCTAAAATCTAAGTTAACTATATCTACTCCGGTTAATCTCATATACGCAGTATATAATCTAGCGTTATTAAATTGCCTTATCTGTTCTCCGTAATACCTACTAACTAACCCTCTATCATTTTCTTGGATAGACTTATCTACCTCGTTTAAATCCTTAAAGCTTAAAGATACGTCGAAAGGACCAGAAACCCTTTTAATGAAGTAAGCTGAAGGGTACTGAGTTTTTAACACAGACTCGAAAGTAAAGTTACCGTCTTTTAAACCTTCGTAGATTAATAATCTAGGATTTAATTCTATTTCTTTTCCTGTAGATTTAAAGTTATTAATCAGTTGAGGCAGATATAAACTTCCACCTGCTGACTGGATAATAGTACCACTTCCCACACTTCCAGAGAAGCGAACACTTGCGACTTTTTTCTCATCTTTTAAAAATTCGTTATCTAATAGTCTACTATCGTCCGTAAGATTAGTTTTCCAAATATCTTCAAAGTTCTTTAATAACTGGTCGTTATCGTCTTCTTCGTACTCAAAGACTAAATCTCTATTTAACTTATCATCTAACTGCTCTATAGTCTGAGTCTTAGATACGTCTATTTTCTCGCTCCAATCCTCTGCCTCTTCTATAGTCTTATAAAAGTCGTCTCTATGGAAAAACTCTACCGTCTTAGCTCTATCGTTTGTAATATGAACTAAGTTGAATAGCTGAACGAAGTACTTGATAAACGAGTCTTGTCTCATATCGTAAACAAAGTCCTTAATACTTATCTCTTCTCCGTTAGATAAAGGCGCATAAACCGGAGTAATATTTAAGTTATTAGAACCTACATCTATCTTAGGGTTAGGATTGTCCGAATGAACTACTACTCTAATGTAATTACCCTGAGATATAGCAGTCTCATCGAAAGCTGTCGATAATTCTACGTTATTAGAGTTAGAAGGTAGGCTTATAGTCTCCGAAGCTAACTCACTTACAAACGATAGAGCCGGAGTAACCTCTTCTATCCTTAATACTATATTATTAGATATAATCTGCGAGTTCTTAAGTATAACCGAAGCCGTACCAGTATAAGTACCGTTTAAGAAAGGCGCTACGTAGTAA